TAGAACACTTAATAAAATAAAGAATGTCATCGAACAGGCTAATATTGATGAAGAGTAAAGTAGACGCAGATAAAGTAAGAATGCTTGCATCATTTGGATGTAACTACGCAGAAATCGGTAAATACTTCGAGGTAGGTGAAAATCACATACGTCAAAGTTTCAAACCACAGTACGAAGCAGGTCGCGAAGAGATGAAGTTCAAGCTCAGACGCGCTATGTGGGTTTCAGCTATTGAAAACAACGCAATCGCAATGCAGATATTCATGGCTAAGAACTACCTGGGTATGAGTGACAAAACAGCCGTTGACATGACTGGTAACCTGCAAACTGTGTTACAGCAGTGCGGGTTTGAGGATAATCCAATTGATAAAGCAAATACTGAACAAGCAAAAGCTCTGGAGTCTTTTGGGGTATCACCCGACTCCACAACAACTGGCAGTTCATAACAGCAAAGCGAGGTTTCGCGTTTGTCTCATGGGCAGACGCTCTGGAAAATCGTTCATGGCAGCGCACGAAATACTGCCATGGCTACTCACGCCTAAAACTCGTGGTTGGATCGTAGGACCAAACTACTCACTGGCCAATAAGATAGCGCGTGAGGTAAAGCGAATTATAATGACAGAGTTAAAATTACCTATAGAATCCAAAAAAGAAATATCTGGAGATTTGTATTACATGAAGTTGGCAGGATTAGGTAGCGAACTATCGGTAAAGTCAGCGGAGAATCAAGAATCCTTGATTGGTGAAGGCGTTGATTACTTATGTATTGATGAAGCCGCGCTCATTCCACGCAACGTATTTGAAATGTATTTACGCCCAACGCTATCCGATAGGCAAGGCTGGGCAATGTTTACTAGTACTCCTCGCGGATTTAACTTCCTACATTTTCTTTACGAATTAGGAAAAAACGAAGAACACCCAGATTGGGAATCGTGGCGTTTTCCCAGTACCTTATCACCATATTTCAAAGATGACCACGAAGAATTAAAACGCACACTAACCAAGGAAACCTATCTCCAAGAGATTCTCTGCGAGTTTCAGAGCTACGCAGGGAAAGTATTTCCTCTAGACAGAACCACGCAGGTCCGAGAAGATGTACAATACGACCCGTCTAAACCAGTATACGTTGGTTTAGACTTTGGTTATCGCCACAGCCACGCAAATATTGTCCAGCTACACAATAAAGAAAAGAATTTTGCTGATGTGCATCAAATTGACGAGGTAAACCTGCAAAACACGCGCACAGAGGAGTTTGCGAACAAATTAAAGTCGCTTGGCTACGAATATACTGGTATTTGGGGCGATCCTGCGGGAAGTGGCACAAATTTACAGTCAGGAATTAGTGATATACAGGTATTTGCCAACCAAGGCCTGCGCGTAAACATAAAACGCGATGCAGTGACTAGAAACGTAGTATCTGGCGTATCTCATGTACGCAGATGGTTTGAAGATGCAAATGGAGATCCGCACTTTTTTATTAACCCAAAATGCGAAAAAAGCATCGAAGCGTACGAAAATTATCACTATCCAGAACACCGCGAAGACCAAACCTTACGTCACGAACCCAAAAAAGATGGTAAGTTTGATCACGCGTGTGATGCATTACGCTTCCTGTTGACAAACTTATTTCCAATGAAAAACCGACACGCTGGTGTCATCGATTTCTTTTAAAGGTAGATATGCTTACAATTCAAGATCAATCCGAAGGCGCGATACTTAGCGCATTACAAGAACAGTTAAAATATATCGAGGATGAGCGTACTCACGAACGTGACTATCTGATGGACTTCTATGAAGGCATCAATCTAGACCACTATGTGAGCGATTACTTTGGCCCAGAGACTCTGCGTCAGACGGTCATCCCACAAAATAATCTCACCAGACGTGTCTGTAGTCTACGTTCGATGACATACAAACGCCCACCGCGCATGCGAGCCAGCGAATCCTACTTGTCTATTATAGACAAACATGGACTCAATGCGCAGCGCAGAATCTTAGAGCGTTTAACATTTCTGCTTGGTACAATGGCATTTAGAAGCAAGTGGAACGAGGTAGAGCAAAAGATTGAGTATGAGATACTTTCTCATTTCACACCGCTATTCTTGGCAGGTGACTCACGAGAGAAACCAATTGGAGTCATGTATCCAATTGAAAACCAAGGCAATGCAAGATCATCCGATGTGATGCACGCGGTGTGGACTGAGGAACGCTATGGTATACCTGGAAGACATTTCCTTGTTGATGAAGAAGGCAAGGTGATTAGTGTTAATGAAAATGACATCAATCCATATGGCATGTTGCCAGTGACCTTCTGTCATCGTTATCCACCGATCCGCGACTACCACGTAGGCAACGCAATGGATGTGGCTCAAACCGATCTTGCAGTGAATGTTGCATTGTTAGAGCTAAATCTTGCGATACGCTACGGATGTCTCGGAATCAAGTTTATTAGTGGTGTTGATGACCCATCACGCATATCGATTGGCACAGATAAGATATTATACCTGCCAGAGCAGGCGAACTTTGGCGTAACTTCGAGCGGTGGTAATTTAAACGACATAGTGGACTCTACTAGATTCTTAGTAGAAACCACATTAAATAACAACCATATCCGCGCAAAGTACGCTAGAGATGACTCAGGCAACGCACCAAGCGCAGCAAGTTTATCTATTATTGAAATGGAAAACATGGACGAGCGTAGCGCAATGACCGAAGACACATGGCGGCCTTGGGAGCAGCGCAGGTATCAAGTAGACAAAAGAATTATTGAAATAGAAGCAAATGTGAACGTAGGTGATGAATATAGTGTTGACTTTCTAGAACCAAACTATGCATTAACTCCAGAAGCAGAGATTATGCTGTGGAGTTGGAGATTTGACAGAAAACTTAGTACACCGATGGATTGGTTTGATTACCATAATCCTGACGCAAGTCCAGATGATAGAGCTAGGTTTGAAGTACAACAAGCCGAAGTCGAAGAACCTGCACCACAAAACAGACTACTGAATATCTTAAATGCCAACAATAGACCAGACAGTTAATTCGTATGAAAATAGTATTGAAGATGCCATCAATGGATTTCAACAGGATGTTGAACAACTTGAAGAGGAAGGCTTATCTACAGTTGAAATACTGGGAATTATCGCTGCAATTGACTTTTCGACCTATTTTGTTGAGGAGCTTCGCTTCTCTACCGCCATCAACTCCTTCATGGCTACAACTGAGGATATTCTTGCTGATTTGCCGAGTTTTGGGCGTGCGAGCGAGGTACAACTCGTGGCTCTCCAGACTCTCCAACGCCAAGGTATTGAAGGTGTCACCAGACAAGTAAGTAATGCAATGCAGAATGCAATGATAGCTGGCGTAAATAGTGGACTAAAAGGTGAGGAACTAAAAAATATTATGCGTACTGCAATCCTCACAAACACGCCACGAGTAGAAAATACGATTTATACAATGCTTGGTGATTATAGGCGTGCGGTCATCGGAGCTATGGCAATGGATTTACCAGAAGATACGCTATATAGATATATTGGACCAGATGACGAGAAGAATCGTCCTGTATGCAGAACATACTTATCGAGTGACCCACTTACCATTAATGAGATCAGACAAGTAAAATCAGATGGATTTGAGCATGCTGGTGGGCATCGCTGTAGACATTACTGGAGTCCTGTAGATGTTTAAATTCCAAGAATTATTAAAGTTTAGAGAATCTGATGTAAAAAAGATGGCTGAGAACGCTGTAGATAATCACAAAAGACAAATCGCTGTAGGCAAGGACTTTCAAAATGAAAGTTTTACTAAATATAGTAAGTCATATGCTAAAAAGAAAAAACAAGGACGCAGAACACCTGTTACGTTACGAGATACAGGCAAAATGCTACGTGCCTTTGATGTGCAGAAAACATTTTTAAAAAAGAATAGTGAGATACGATTCACATATGGTATCAAAAAGAATAAGCAAGGAACAAAAATGATGCAGCATAATACAGGTGTTCCAGAAAAAGGATTACCAAAGCGTTCCATTGCTGAAAATCAAGAATTAGGCGATAGAGTAGAAAATGGTATCGTTAATGATTTTGTAAATACTTTCAACAGAAACCTATCACGTATGAGCAAGACACACGTTAAAGTAAACATATAGGAGGACAGGATGTCCGAAGAACAAACACCAGTTGCACAGTCAGTGCCTGAGCCTACAGTTGATCCTGTAGGACCAGAACAAACCCAAGAACAGGACCAACAGCAACTCGAAGTTGGTAATCTGATTGCAGAGTCAAAAAAGTATCGTGGACGCGCGCAAGCAGCGGAAACAGAACTTTCTAAGCTCCGCAAAGAAATCGAGGATACTCGAATATCTCAAATGGAAGAGCAGGAACAATGGAAGAATCTTGCCGAGGAGCGCGCAAACAAGCTCGCAGAACTCGAACCCATTGTTGAATCTGCAATGAAGCAGGAAGCATCGCTTCGTGCCGAGCTTCTCAGTGAGATACCAGAGGATGAGCATGCAACATTTGGGGAGTTACCCTTAGAAGCATTGCGTGCTGTAGTAAAGAAACTCAAAACACAACGCGTAGCGGTTTCCAGCGCACCATCCGCGCCAGTCAATGATAGTAATGTCGATTTAAAGAAGATAAAAGATAGTGACAGGCGTTTAAATTGGAGCAACATACTGGAATCCTATAAGCGCAAATCCAACTAATAAGGAGTTAGAAAATGGCAGATGGTAACGTAACAGTAACCACCGCGGCCAAGTTCATCCCTGAGTTATGGCGTGATGCCATCCTGGACTATGCAGAACGTAAGTTTGTCTTACGTAATCAGGTGATGGACTTTTCATCCGAGATGCCTTCTGGAGATACTTTACATATCCCAAAAGTCACTGAGGAGACAGCTGCTGCAAAATCCGCAGGAAGTGCGGTAACATACACAAATAATACCGATGGTGAAGTCACCATTAGTGTGGACCAACATCATTACGAAGCAAAGCGTATT